CATACTTCATAACCTAAACTATCTAAATATTCTAGCATCATCTTGGTTAAGTCACTTGCTGTTTTGTATGTCATATAAACGAAATTACATCAATTAATCGAAACGTATCATCTCAACAGTTGGAACTTTTACATATCTTATGCCCTCAACTATCTTAGTTTTACCCCATTTAAAGTGTCTTCTTGCCTTTATTCTAAGCATTTCAGCTCGTATAAAGTAAATTCTGTCTTTAAGGTCAAAGTTGATAGCAAAGAACTCAACTCTTGTATCTGCTATGCCACTAGGTTTACCATTATTCTCATATTCAAGCCACATATATTTCTGCTTTAGGGCTTTTGGTTGTTGTATAACGAGGATTTTTGTGTTCCTAGCAAACAATAACAATGCCTGATAAGTGCCATCTTTAGCCTTAGCTTGTTCTATGTCGAACTTACGAGTATTCTTATAGTTCCTATTTAAGTCCACTTCTCTTAGGTAGTTTTAGTTTTTTAGCATAGTAGTAAAGTGTTTTTGTTCCTACACCTATACCAACTGCTATATCGTTCAAGTCATGAAATCTAGCAGTATCATACCATGCTCTAGTTATAATACGTTCTTTCATGTTCTCAATGTTAAGGTCTTCACCTTCTATTACTTCTACCTCGATAAATTTTTGCTTCATAGTTTATAGTTTATAATCTTCAAATGTGGTTGTTTCTCCGATAAATCTAACTGGCAGGTTTCCTGTCTTACCATGTCTGTTCTTCTCTACCTTAACGATAACTAGGTCGTCAGGATGATATTCCTTACCACCAATCTCTACAGGCTCTTTCATTTCATAGTATGATGGTCGCATAAGCATAATAACAATGTCAGCGTCTTGTTCAATAGAACCTGATTCTCTTAGATCAGATAACATAGGTAACTTATCAGCCCTTTCCTCAACCTTTCTAGATAACTGCGATAAAGCAATAATTGGTACTTCCAACTCTTTGGCTAAGGCTTTAAGGCTTCTGCTTATAAAACTTACTTCCTGCTCTCGGTTTTGGTTTTGTTTGCCTTGTCCACTCATAAGCTGTAGATAGTCTAGGAATATGACCTTAATACCATACTTCTGCTTTAGAATAGTAGCCTTAGCTCTGAGTTGTGAGATACTGATTCCTCCTGTATCCTCTATGTAGATGGGTGCTGTGATTATCTTGTCATCGGTCTTTAAAAGTAGCTTACGTTCATAGTCATTCAAATTATTCGTTCTAAGACGTTTTAAGGGCACTTGACTCGTTATTGACTCTAACCTTTCAACAAGCTGTTCGGAGCTCATTTCGAGGCTAAAAATAGCCGTAGGAACGCTATTTATGATAGCTAAGTGATAAACACTTGAAAGCATCATTGCTGTCTTACCAGCACCAGGTCTAGCAGCTATAATACAAAGGTCAGGCTTACACCATCCTGCTATGGTTTGGTTTAACTCTTGGAATCCTGTATTAAATCCTAAAAGTTCCCCATTACTTGCTAAATCCCTAGCAAAGTTGATAGCCATAACTATATCTGTTATGCTTTTTTCATAGATATTGCCATATTCTTGGATAGATAATAGTTGGCTATTAAGGACAGATAATAGGTCTAATGACTGACTATCATTGTCTAAGCATTGATTCTCAGCTATTCTAAGCACTTTATAAGCTTCACGCTTCTTATACATCTCAATAACAATCTCAATATGGGTGTTTATGTGGGCTGTTGAAGTTACATTATCAGTTAACTTAGATAGGTAAAAAGCTCCACCAACATCTTGTATGTCCTTATCTTGGGAAAGTTTTTGAGCTACGGTAGTAAGGTCTATAGATATGTTACTATCGTACATTTCCTTTATAGCGTTAAAGATTTTTTGGTGCTTTAGATCGTAGAATATGTCAGCTTTTAGATGACCTATAACCAATGGGATAGTCCTTTTGTCTAAAAGCAATGCCCCAAGTATGTTAGATTCAATATCTAATGCTTTTGGTAGGTTTATAGCAATCATTTAAGTTTTATTTGTGTAGTTATTTTGTTTGTAGGAACTTGGTTAAAATCCTTAGGCTTAATTATCTCATCATAAAATGATTCGTTATTTAAGTATGTATCAGGGTTTTTACGGTATTGTTTATCAGGTTGTGCTATCTTATATTCCTTAGTATGTTTAATAGCTTGTGTTCTTTGATCATCACTTAGTTTATTCCACTTATTTTGTAGTTTAGTTTTACTACCAACCTTCTTATCATATAAATCCCACCAGGTATCAAACGATATATTTATAGATTTATTATTAATTGTATTATTAAGTATTGTATTATTATCCTCAGCCTTTTCCGAATACCCCTCTTCGACATTCCGAATACCTAGTTCTCTTTTCCGAATAGGTACTGTAGGTGTTAAAATCCTTTGTTTTACCTGCTTACCATCATATAAAAGAAAGGTGGTTATATAGCCTTTACTAACTAATTGGCTTACTAACTCACTAATCCTTGATGGACTCAACTGAAAAAATTCGGCAAAATACTTGTTACTCGCAAAGCAACCTCTCTCTTTATCTAAGCTATCTATTTCTACCAACAATAGCTTTTCCATCCATGTTAAATTTTCATCTAACCATACTTCTTTGGGAATCCATACTCCCTTAAAATCTCTTTCCATAAAATAAAAGTGCCCTATCAAATTCCCCCTACATTGCAGATAGGGGTTCATCTCAAGGGCAATAAGTTCTTAATGAGTCTGCAATACTCATGACAAATATACTACTTATCCCTTACAATTCTAAAGATAACATCTCTATCATTGTGCTTAAATCTACGCTTCAATAACGGATTAAGTGACTTCTCTTGTATTCCTTGCTGCATGAGCTAAAGATTTAAACAATACTTCACTTTTGTCGTCAACATAAATCATCCTCACTGGTACTGAGTTCTCTAATCCTGCAATCTCCATCATATATTTTTGAATTTACTAATTATTGTTAATGTTACAAATAGCAATATTGCTAGTGGTATTGATATTACTATAAACTTTACTAACTCGTATAAAAATATTATCGTTTGTTTCATGTTTGTAGTTTAAAATAACCACCCCAAGTCCCCTAATTACTATATTGGTTTAAAATATTTAATATCTTGAGGTGGTCAAAGTTTTTATTTCTTTAAGTTAATCTTAAAGGTTGTAGTGCTAATTCTAGGAGCTGGGTGTACCATTTCCCCTGATTCAGGGTCAACCATAGCGGTTGGTAATGTTCTAAGCATCTTTTCCCTTTCCTTGATAGCAAACTTCATAGACTCTAATTGGTCATTCATCTTGCTCCAAGTATAGTCTTGGTCATAGATATACTTAACACCTGATTCAAACTTTGCCATTTCGCTTCCTAAGACCTCAGCCTTGCCTCCAGGATATTTACTAAGCTCATCTAATACTAACTCTTTTAAGTCGGCTCTAATGCCTTCTAAAAGCTGTACAACAGCCTCTGACTTAACGAGTAGCTCTAATGGTGATTCACCAGTTTGTGTAAAGTGATCTACTATCTGCGACTTGATTAACTCAATAGCAAATTTGTTAGGCTCAATAGAAGCAAGTTCTACTTTGGGTAATAATGTTAAATTCATTTTGTTTATTTTAAATTTGGATATAAATTGGTGTGTTTTCACCCATATATGCACTAAAAACATTAAATTCTAAATATTCAGTTGCTGTATTTTTTGACATTTTATCTTTATTCATCAATGTCTTTACCATTTTATCTATATTGTAAATTAGTTTCATACTATTAGGCTCAAAGCCAATTACGCAATCATCAAAACCATCAGCTTTTAAAAATTGATCTTCTGGAAACAAATCTAATATTTCATTTAGTGTCATATTTAATTTATTTAAGATTTTCTTTTTTCATTTTTAATACCTTCATCAATGTTTCATCTGAATCAAATGATTGCTTGTAAGTAAAGTAGATGTCAGTTAATTGCTTAACCTTAGTACACTTAGCTACTTCCATCATTATTTCTTCTCTTGTAGGCTCATCTTGTAAGATTTCAGCTACAACTTCTTGTACTGGCTTAGAGGTTTTTTTCGGCTCTTCATGTACAAAGTCCATCTCTTCAGCAGGTGTCGCTTCGAATCCAGCAGCTTTCATCAACCATGCTAACTGATTACGGAATGCTTTACCTACTGCTCTAGTTTGTGCCATAGATAAGATAGCATACTCATCAAAGAATTTTTTGCTACCCTCTTTGTTAGAGCATATTGCTATACCTACTGACACTAACTTATTGTCTTGGTACGATCTAACTTCGCAAGTAGCCATGTACTTAA